GTCCAGATAGGATAGCTAGAGCAGAGGCACGGGGTAAAGTGGCTATGGGTACAGCATTAAATGCTTCGTTATTCTACGCTATTCACAACTTTGCAGACAACATCACTGGTGGCGGTCCTTCCGATTACAAACAAAAACAAGCTTGGTTAGCATCCGGAAAACTTCCTTACAGTATAAAATTTGGAGACACTTGGGTTAGTTACCAAAGGTTAGACCCGCTTGCTACAGTCATAGGTATATACGCTGACTACAAAGATTTATCTGAAGATAATAAAATATCAGCAGCAAACAGTGATGACTTAGATAAATTAATGGCTGTAACTTTTGAGCTAGGTGTTAGGAATGTAACTGATAAATCGTATCTAGCAGGTGTTAATAAAATACTTAAGATGTTAGCTGGTGAAGGTACGCCCGGTAAAGTATTAGGAGGTGTAGCTGGTGGTTTTATTCCTAATATTATACCTCAAGGAGCTTCTATAACGGGCGATCAACACATGAAGGAAGCTCGTAGTTTTGCTGATGTTGTACTTAAGCGTATCCCCGGAATGGATGTTGATTTAAAAAGGAACCCTTTAGGGGAACCTGTAGTAATTCAACAGTTTGAAGGTGCAGCTGGCATACTTAACCCACTTAATCCGTTAGCTTGGGGTTTTGATAAAGACGATAAAGTTGCAAAAGAACTAGCTAATGTAGCACACGGTTTCTCTCCTCCTAGCACTAAGATAGCAGGTGTTATTGAACTCACAGATTTTATAGGAACTAACGGTAGGAGTGCGTATGATAGAATGTTAGATTTACAATCTAAAGTGGTGTTAAATGGTATGACTCAAAGACAAGCTCTTACCAAACTAATAAACGATAAAAGATACCGTTCGTTAGACCCGACATCATTCGTAGGATTACCTAGTGAGCGTGTTAAATATATCACTAGAATATTGAGCAGATATAAAAAAGCAGCTCAAAATCAAATGCTTAGAGAGTTCCCAGAGATATTACAAATGAAAGAACAAGTAGAAGGAAGCGTACGAAGTGGCGTATCCCGTGAAGATGTACTTGCTCTTCTCACTCAATAATTAATAATATACACTTAACATCATGGCTAACACCTACAACGACTACACAGGCGACGGAAGTAATCGTTACTTCAATCTTAATTTCGAATACCTTAGAGACGATCACGTAAAAGTAAAAGTTGACGGGTCAGAGGTAGGTTTCGTTATTAATACAGACCTACCCACTAAACGAGTTTATCTAAATCCTGCTCCTGCTAATGGTGCTGAAGTAAAAGTGTATCGTGACAGTCGTGGTGATTTTGAACCGATAGCTGACTTTGTTGACGGTTCCGTACTTACAGGAGACGACTTAGATGAAGCGTACTTACACAACTTATACGTAGCACAGGAAACTTCACAAGGTGTTGGTGGTGAATTACTTTTCAAAAAGAACGGAGTAGACTACGACGCTGAAGGTAACAAGATAATAAACCTTGGTACTCCTACTGCTTCTACTGACGCTGCTAACAAAGGATATGTCGATCAAACCATTGACAACTCTATAGCTCTTGGCGGTAGTCCTGCTATTGTATCTCTTGGTGGGTACGATGTTACTGCACTGGGTACAACACGGGCTAGGAGTCTTGCTGATCGGTTTGCTGATGTTGTAAATGTATTGGATTATGGAGCTTCTACGAGTAATACAGCGGCGGACAATCAAACAGCCTTTCAAAACGCTTTAGCGGCTGGTAATTCAATCTTTATACCAGAAGGTACATACAACTTAACAGGTAACTTATACTTTAATGGTCGTGGTAAAAAGTTAATGGGTGCTGGACAGGGTGCTACAAAGTTAGTTATAGATTCAGGTAATACGGGTATTATAGCGGGTAACTCTGTAGCTCCGGGAACAACTAACCACGAAATGTCAATCAGTGACTTATGGATTTCAGGTGGTGCTTACGGTTTGCAGTTGGGTACTTCGATTTCTCCAAAGACTTTTTTCGGTGAAGTAAGTAGAGTTAAAATTACAGGTGCTTCTTCTGCTGGTTTAAAACTTTATCAAGCTATAGCAAAGATTTCTAGGTGTGATATAAACCAAAACCAAAGAGGAGTGGAAACCTTACAAACAGACGGTGCTTCTACCTCTACTGTCTTTGACCATTGTAGGATGTATCAAAATACAACAGAAGGTGTTTACCTAGAAAACACTTGGGGTTTCCATTTTAACTCTTGTAACTTTGAAAGTAACGGAAAAGAAGGTGTTAAGGTAGTTAAATTTGATGGTCTTAATTTGACTAATTTACACTTCAACGGTTGTTGGTTTGAGAATAATTTAACAGACGGAACCACTGGTTCAGCTAATTTTTTAGCAGTTTCAGGAGCTTCGACTAGAGTAACTAACCTTTCCTTTGAAGACTGCGAATTTAATACAGTAAGTAATGATAGTAGTAATAAACACATAAAAGGTTACTTCACTCATGTATTATTTAATCAGAATAGATTCCTGAGTCCTAGCTCTAATAATATAGAATTAGACTTCGCTAGTTGCACAGGAACATCTATAGGTGAACTTGAGTCTTTTGTAAATTCTAGGCTTGTAACAGTTATAAATAGCTCTGCTAATTTCTTAAAAGGTACTCTTAATGTAAGTAGTGATGTTACTGTAGATGACGGTAAATTAATAGCATCGGATGCAGATCAAGATTCTTCACATCACTATGTAAAAGCTGAATCGGTTAATGACGGAGATGAAATTTTTGGTGTAAGGTTCGGTACATCTACAAATTGGTTGTCACACAATCATTACGCTTGCGGTTCGGACGCTGCTCGAATGGGTTTATATTGGGGATTGGCGGGTATTGCTAACTACAGAATGTGGGTCGATGATACAGGAGATTTGAGAATGTGGACAGCTAACCCAACTTACGATGAAGATGGTGTTAGAGTAGGTAATCAGACTTTTACAGGGACACACATATACTTGAGAGGTGATAAAGATTTAGAAGTTGGAGAAGCTGTGAAACTCGTACAAGGTAAACTTTATCGTACTGATTCAGCTAATGATCCTAAGTGTTGTGGGATTTATGCAGGACTGTCATGGCGTAAGAAAACATCTTTAGGTGAGACTATTAACAGTGAAGTTGATAGCAACGGGAATCTTGTTTTAAACGAAGACATTGCATCAGGCGTTGTTATAAGTTTAGGAGATACACGAAACCAACAAAGCGGTTATGAATCGATTGGAGCTTTAGTTGATTGTGATGTGGTAGCTGGTGATTTACTTTGCTCTAGTTCTACTGCTGGAAAACTTACTAAACAGAGCGATGATTTAATACATTCTTATACTGTAGCTAAAGCTATGGAAGACGGTAACGCTTCTAACCCTGTATATTGTTACATCCTACAGTAATGATCGAATCTCTATCTAGCTTTCTTAACACCGGTTTAGTTGTAGCTCTTGGGGTTATCGGGTGGATTATCAAACGCATGATTGAACGCTTAGACCTTGGCGATAAACGACTTACAAAGATAGAGGTGGAGTTAGCTGCACAGAGAGAAAGAGACGCTGCTGTTGAAAGTAGGATCGGTAAAGTAGAACAAGCTATCAACGAGATGCACGGTAAGCTGGATCGTATGATGGAAATATTAATGAGGAAATAGATATGCCAAAAGGATTATACGCAAACATTAATAGAAGAAGAAAGCTCGGTATTAGCCGTAGTAAAAAGAAGTCAACGATCACACCAAAGGCTTACGCTAATATGAAGCGTGGGTTTAAGAAGAAATAAGATGGGTGTCTCGTTGTCTATAGGTAGAGGCGAGAAGTCTCGAAAAGGCGGGCTTACTGCTAAAGGTAGACGGAAGTACAACAGAGCTACAGGTTCTAACTTGAAAGCTCCACAGCCCGGAGGTGGTCCACGTAAGCGTTCCTTCTGTGCTCGTATGTCTGGGGTAAAGGGACCAATGAAAGATAGTAAAGGTCGTCCTACTCGTAAAGCGTTGGCGTTGCGTCGTTGGAAGTGTTAACAGATGCCACTACGTCCTATAGTTCGACCTCATCCGCTGTCTGCTCAATATCGGACACTTAGTAATGTTGCTAGTAAAGGAGTGGCAGAAGCAGTAGCTACAACCGCAGCAGCTAAAGAGATAACAGATTCCATTACATCTGACCCTGACATCATAGGACTAGTGGGTGGTAACGCTGCGTTAAGTGACCCACAGATCGATGGTTTAGGTGCTAATGCTAGTGATAACTTAGATGTTTACAACGGAGGAGGAGCATAACAAATGGCTACATTTAGTAAAAGAATACAACTTAGAAACGATTCAGCTACAAATTGGAGTACCGCTAACCCTGTACTTTTAGAGGGGGAAATAGGAATCGAGATCGACTCTGCTCGTAACAGAATTAAGATAGGTGACGGGACGACTGCTTGGAACGATTTGCCGTACTTCTTGGATGCACGGGAAGAGGAAGTAGGAGATTACCAAGACTTTTTAGATGGATTGACAACACCGTAGAGATAGATGAGCAGTTTACTTACACAGTTAGGTCAGAAGGTTAAAGCAAAGCTTGATAACAAGTTAAATACATCGGGAGGCTTAATCAGTGGGTCGCTGTCAGTATCGCAGTCTATACAGTTCGGATCGTATCTATCATCAGCTTTACCAGAAAACGGTACATCAGGACGTGTTATCTATGTAACAGATGGTGACGGAAACGGTGGTCCTTGTCTGGCGATTGACGACGGTACGGATTGGAAGATCATTGAATTAGGTGGAAATGTACCGACTGTCACACATATACTTGCAGAAGATGGAGATAGCTTAACTACTGAGCTTGGAGACATCTTAATAGTAGAACCTGTCGCTTGACACTTATTAGCTGAACTTATACTCTTTATTCACACAAATTAACCTCAAACAGAAAGTATATATATTATGTCTAGTTTGCTTACCCAGTTGGGTCAAAAAACAAAAGTAGAGCTTGATAAGAAGCTTGCCCTCGCAGGTGGAACAATGACTGGGGCTTTGACCCTCAGTGGTGCTCCTACCTCTTCCCTTCACGCCGCCACTAAGGCTTATGTCGATACAGCATCTGACACGTCTGCCCTTCAATCCGAACTTGACGCTACTCAAGCTGGTGCAGGTCTTGGATCAGGTGGTGCTTACACAGCTAACGGTTCTGCCAACTACATCAGTTCGGTAACGACCCTTCAAGCTGCTGATAACGCTCTTGATGCTCAGTTAAAGACTGTTGC